AGATACTACTCAAGAACAATTAAATGCGCTGCAAAATACTTACACTCCTACATGGAATAAAAACGGCAGATTAACAGTTGTTAAAAATGAAAAAGATGCAAAGGGAGATGTAATTTATGAGTATATACCAACAAGTTATCAAAATGCTTATACTAGTACAATAGGAGTTCCTTTCTATACTATTATGAACAATGTTGCTCAAGAAAAACGAACAGGCGATGACGAACTTGCTTTAGCAGTCATTGAAGGTTTTGCTCCTTTATTAGAAACGTTTGGAGATCCAAATTTATTTACCGAAGCAGTGTTAGACGTAACTCTTAGAGGAGGAAAAACTGCAAATGGTAAAGAAATTTATTTTAAAGGAACCAAAGATTATCCAGGTGATAGTCCAGGAGACAAAGCAGCAAAAAGTTTTATTCATTTATCAACAGGACCATTATTACCAGGAGCGGCTACGCAAGGCGCTAACATATACAAAGGTCTTTCTAACGAATTTAATGATGCTCACAAAAATCAATTTTATACAAATCTAACCGAAGCTTATAAATTGTCTGACGAAATGTTAGGGCTATTAGGTATAAGAAAATACAAAGTAAATATTAACGAAGCGTTTCAAAAATTTGAACTTGGTAAGTTTACTAAAGCACTTCAATTATCTAGAAAACAAATGTCCGGAGGCGATACGTTAGACAGAGGAATATATAATCCTAACAACTCACCGCAAGATATATTAGATACTTTTTATGATTATCAGATAAGAAACTATCGTCACTTTAGTAGATTAAACGTTGCAATAGAAGATGCTGAAACTTTAGGTGTTGAAAAATGGAAATTGTTTGACTACATGCGAGGAAGACAGGGTATTACACTTAACGATATCGGGGCATTTGAATCTGGATCTTCTTATATTCGTGAAGACGGTAAAACTAAAACTGCTTCTTACGGACTTTTTAACCCCGGTAAAGTTCCATCAATAGAAGAGTTTAGCAGGTTTCAAGAACAAGCTGACAAAAAAGCATTAACAGATAGAACTAATCAAGGTGTCACAGTATTTGACATAGTACCAATAGGTAAACTAGAAGAAATGTATTTTAATTTTCAGTATTTGCCACTTAATTTAACTAATGATGAAATAAAAGATTATTTTAAAGATATTAAAATTATGGGAAGGGAAGATGCGCAAAATAAATTAAAATATCCTCAACTTTCAGATAAAATTGATGCGAAGTATCAACAACAATCTTCTGTTGGTGTTGAGTCAAACCAACAAATGTCACAAGTACAACCAGTAATGGAAATAACCCAGCCGCAGGCAATTGCAGCAACACCGGAGGTGGCGCCGTCTGCGGTTATGGGGAAAGATCAAGGCTTGACAGAAACAGAACTTGCCTTATTGTCCCCTGAAGAACAAGCTATCTTATTAAAACAAAGGGGAGTTGTATGACCGACGACGATACAAAATACACGCTTGAGGCTCATTTAAAAGAATGTGAGTTGCGTTATAGAATGTTTGAAGAAAAACTAGATAACTTAAACGAGCATCAACAACGTATTAACAAACATACATTTGAATTGCGTCAAATGATGACGTGGTTTATGGGAGCTGCAGCATCGTTTGCAGCTATATCTGTTCTTCTTGGTGTTATTTATTTAATTAAAGAAATAATTTAAATCCAATTCTTAAGATCTTCACCGAGTATTTCATTAGCAACATTAACTTTATTGCGTAAAGCTTTTACAATTTTTTCATCAACAGTTTTTTCACATATCAAATCAATGTACGTAACTTTATTTGTCTGACCAATTCTATGTGCTCGATCTTCTGATTGTAGTCTTTTTTCAAGATCATAGCTGTTAGAGTAGTATACTACCGTACTGGCTGCTGTAAGTGTAATTCCGTACCCTCCTGTCTGCGGGTTTCCGACGAAATAGCGTGCAGGGCCGTTTTTCTCTTGAAATAGAGCAATTTGCTTCTGGCGTATCCTTTGGTCCACCCCACCGTGATATTCGACTGTAGAGGCTTCTCCGTGCGTTTTTTTTAGAGTAGCGACTATGTTTTTTATGTCTTCAACGTAGTTTGCCCAAATAATTACTTTGCCCTCGGTTTCTTCTAACAATGACATTAATTCATCAAGTCGATTGTTTTTTAGATGCGTAATTGTGCCATCATCTGTTTTTAAATGACCGCAAGTAATTTGATGTAATCGTAAAAGCTGTGTCAAAACATTCATTGTCGAACAAACCTTACCATTCAATTCGGCAAGCGCGATTTGTCTCATACTATTGTATGCTGACTGTTGTTCTTTAGTTAATTCTATAGCTCTTTTTGTAAATACTTTTTCTGGTAAGTCTAAACAATCTTCTTTCAATATACGATAAGAAAACTCAGTCACAATATCGGACAGTTCGCCAAGGTTACGATAACTGTTGTTAGGTCTGACAATATTTACCGAACGACCGCCAACGTTAATTGTCTGCATATTGGCATAGCGTGCACGAAATGCATAGTAGGAGCTGTGGCCTAACAAGTCAGGGTCTAAAAACTCACATTGTGAATATAAATCTAAAGGACTTTTAGTAACGGGGCTTCCCGTCATAATCCGTTTATAAGACGCATAACGACTAACAGATATAATATTTTTAGTGCGTTTAGCTGTAGGCGTTTTTATAGTTGTACTCTCATCTATTGCCATCATAGACTTATATGCTGATAAAAATTTCTCTGCTTCTTCCAATCCTGGTTTAGACGAAAACGCTTCGATGTTCATTACAAATAAGGTAAGTGACGGGTCTCTAGTATCTTGATACAATTGATCTAGCAATTGTTGATCTTCTTTGCTACGAGAAGAAGGCGCTACCCATTGAAACGTACGACATTGTATGTGGTCTGGTAAATGTGTAGGTATTTCTTGATCTATCCAGTTTTTATAAACACCTTTTGGCGCAACAATTAACGCTGCATCAATTTTGCCAGTATCAAATAACATTGCAATATTGTCTAATAATATTTTTGATTTGCCAGTACCCATCTCGCAAAACAACGCAAATACTCTTTTTTTATGGCTAGCTGCTAATGCATCTAACTGATGTTGATAAGGTTTCGTCTTAAAACGGTAGTCCATATATTGTGCCATCCCTCCGCCCAATTCTTTCTTTATAATTTATATATAATTCTTTCTTGATTTATAATATAATCTGACTATATTAATTGTCAAGAAAGTATTTATGACTGTTTACTGTATACAAGAACCTCCGGGAACTGCCGAAGGCAACCCGCGATATAATGTAATGAAAGCATTATCTTTTGGTGACGTAAAGTTTTTATTTACAGAACGAGCGCAGTTAGTTTATAGTGCAGGATCATTAATACATAAGATAAGAAAGAAACTAGAAAGGTTTAATGATGAAGATTTTTTACTTCTTGTTGGCGACCCAGCTATTATTGCTGTTGCTGCTGTTGTGGCATCAAACATTAATAACGGTAAATTTAAATTACTTAAATGGGACCGCATCGCAGGCAAGTACTATCCTTTATCTATAGACCTATATAACAAGGAGAAAGAAAATGAATAATGAGTTGGACTATAACGGTGAGTTAATAAATTTTGAAGACGATCAATTGGAGAGAGTGAATGACTCTGGTCTCCTTAGTATCGCGGATTGTTGTCAAAGATTGGTCGATCTTGAGAACGAAGCATCCACCCTCGAAGAACAATTGAAGCACATAAAAGAAGAAATGTTAAGTATCAGGAACGAAAAAATACCTGCTATAATGCAAGAAAAAAACTTGACACAACTAAAATTAAATGATGGAAGCGCCATCGAAATAAGAAACTTTTACGGAATTAGTGTACCTAAAGACCCTGATCAAAGGGCTGAAGCGTACCAATGGCTTCGTGACAATAACTTAGGTGATATAATCAAGAATGAGATATCAGCTAGGTTCGGTCGTAACGAAGACGGAAAGGCATTGGATTTTTCCAAGTTAGCCACCGCCAATGGGTATGAGGTTCAACAAGATTTAAAAGTTGAGCCCATGACTCTAAAAGCAACTCTTCGGGAACTGCACGAAAAAGGTGCGGATCTACCACCTGAAGATATCTTTAAAACGTTTGTTGGTAGACAAGCAAAAGTAACAAGGAAAAAATAACAATGAACAAAGTACAAAAAACAACGAAAAACGAAATAGCAACTGTCGATGCAAATATGTTTATGGCAGATGCGCAAACACAGAGCGGTCTTGAGAACGTAAGTTCTACCGATGATCTGGCACTTCCATTTTTGAAAGTGTTGAGTCAACTCTCTCCTCAGTGTAACAAGACAAGTAATAATTATGTCGAAGGTGCAGAACCCGGCATGATTTATAATACTGTCTCAGGTACATTAGCTGACGGAGAACAAGGTATTGATGTAATACCTTGCCACTATAAACGTGAGTTTATAGAGTGGGGCGAGCGTGGTAAAGGCAGCGGTGCACCCGTAGCAATCCATGGTGCTGATTATGATATCAGTCAAGCACCAAGAGATGCTAATTTCCAAAACAGATTGCCTAATGGTAATGTGATTGACGAAACAGCCAATCACTACGTGTTGGTAGTTGGTGAGCATGGTTATGATCAAGCGCTTATAACTATGAAAGCTACGCAAAGAAAAGTTTCACGTAAGTGGAACTCTATGATGCTAGGCTTAAAGATGCAAGGTAAGAACGGGCCGTTTACGCCTCCTTCTTATAGTCACATCTATAAGCTAAAAACTGTACCACAGTCTAATTCGAAAGGAACGTGGTTTGGTTGGGACATACAAAAAGTTGGTCCCGTACAAGAAAGAGGTACTTATGATGCAGCAAAATTGTTTTCACAAGGTGTGAGCAAGGATACTGTTAAAGTCTCTCACGAAGAAGAAAGCCAGGCGGCAACTTCTTCGTCATACTAAATACTAGGGCGGCTTCGGCCGCCCTTTTAATTAAGGGGCAGAAATGAATATAGAGAAATTTATAGAGATATTTAGTGGTTTAAACATTGCTTACGGCAAATTTATACCAGAGGATAAAAACGATGCAGGAAAATTACAAGGAAAAAATCAGATAGTTAGGCAACCTGACGGTCTTCCAAAAAAATTATGGGAAGATCATCTTAGCGGAACTGCCAGTCTTGGAGTCATACCTATTGACGAAAACAATAAATGTCGTTGGGGGTGTATTGATATTGACAGATACAACGGCTTTGATCATTTAAAATTAATAAAAAAAATTAGAGATAATAAATTACCACTTATAGTATTTAGATCAAAAAGTGGTGGTGCACATGTATTTATGTTTTTCACTGTCCCTGTGAAAGCGGGTCTTGTGCAATCTAGATTAAAAGAATTTTCTGCTTTTCTAGGTTGCGCAGGCTCAGAAATATTTCCTAAACAAGTAAAGTTATTATTGGACAAAGGACAAACAGGGAACTATTTAAATTTACCTTATTTTGATGCTGACAAAAGTACAAGATATGCTTTAGATGACGAGGGTAATCCTTGTGCTTTAGAAGATTTTTTTAAATTGTATGACAAGTATTCTCAAAACAATGCCGACATAGAATATTTGAAGATAGACGATAAGTTTAAAGATGGTCCACCCTGTTTAAACACGTTGTACAGCAATGGGGTACCTGAAGGCGGTAGAGATGAAGCCATAACTAATGTCGCAGTGTTTTTTAAAAAGTCAGGTAAAACAGATTTTTTATTCGAGCTTGGTGCAATTAATAATGAAATGTGTGATCCGCCATTGACACAAGGTGAAGTACAAAAAATAGAGCAGTCAGTTAAAAAGAAAGAGTATGATTATGCTTGCAACAAAGAACCTTTATGTTCGAACTGTAATAGAAGCGAATGTTTTAAGCGTAAATTTGGCAAAGGCGAGACAGAGTTAGACATAGTTCCTACCGGTTTAGAAAAGTATGGCTCTGAGCCTCCGTTGTGGTTTCTATCTTTAGATGGCGTAGATAAACCATTGGAACTAGAGACAGAAGATTTACAAAACCAGATTAGATTCCAACGTCGTTGCATGGAACAAAATAATACCATGCCAAAAATAATTCCTGCACCTAGATGGACTGAAAAGATAGGTGCCATACTTAGTAACGCTACACACACTCCAATTAAAGGTGTCAGTAACACAGAGCAGTTTATTGAGTATTTAAAAGAATGGTGCACTAACAAAGGCGCTGCGGAAACGAAAGAGGAGCTGGCACTAGGCAAGCCGTGGTTAAATCGAGAATCTAACTCGGACAGGAAGCATCATTTTTTTCTAAAAGACTTAGAGGATTTTTTACAGAAGAAAAAATTTACAGTGTTTCATAGAAATAAAATGGTAAGGATTATTGAGCAGGAATTAAAAGGCATTAAGAAAACAGTTCGTATTAAAAAACCTGATGGAGATGTAACTCCTAGTGTGTGGACAATACCAGAGTTTATTGACGATATGGAGGATATTCAAGTAGCGACTCCGGATATGAAAGAGAAAGAATCCTACTAGTGGCAAAAGTAATAAAGGTGTTAGGGCCGCCAGGAACAGGAAAGACAACCACACTCCTTAATTACGTTGAAAAAGAAATGGAAAGTTCGTCGATAGACAAGATCGGATATTTTTCGTTTACACGGAAAGCAGCAAACGAAGCACGCGATAGATCGATTGAAAAATTTGATTTAGATAAAAAAAGTTTTAAATGGTTTTCGACACTGCATTCATGCGGCTATCATTCCATTGATCAAGAAGGACGAACCGTTATGGGTAAGCCACAATTTAAATCTTTTGCAGAAAAAATTGGTCTTAAAGCAAAACTAGTTATTGATACTGAAACAGGAATGTCTGACAACATTTATTTAAATCAGCACAACCTTGCACGTGCACGTGGTATACCGTTAGAGGAACACTATAGAAAGTATGTTGACACAACATTAGTTGACTGGAAGTATCTTGAACATTTGTCAACGGCCTACGAACAATTTAAAGAAGTAAATAGATACATTGATTACGCTGACATGATCTACGAAGCTGTTAATGAAAATTTATTACCTATATTAGACGTTGTGTTTATTGATGAGGCGCAAGATTTGACACCGTTACAATGGGCAATGATTGAACACTTTGCAGCTACGTCAGAGAGATTATATTTAGCAGGCGATGACGACCAAGCAATTTACAGATGGCTTGGAGCAGACGTTGAACGATTTATAGATTATCCTGCCGAAGAAGTAGTTTTGCCAAAGTCATACCGCGTTAAAAAAGAAGTGCAAGAATTTGCTCAACAAATAATTAACGTAACTAAAAACAGAATAGAAAAAACTTGGGAGCCACAGGAAGAAGATGGCGTTGTTAAATACCACCAAACCATTGATAGTATTGATCTTTCTAAGGACAACTGGTTGTTGCTTGGAAGAGATAAATTTATTTTAAATAAATTAGAAGAGGCATGTCGCAATCAAGGATTGTGGTACGAAAAACAAGAATATAAAAATATAATTAAACCTATTGCGCAAAGAATGTTTGATGCAGTTGTTGGTTGGAATCAATTAGCTGCGGGAGAGATGGTTGACAAGGCTACAATAAAAAAAGTTTTTTTTTATAAAAAAGTTTCTGACAAGTATGAAGAGGAGTTAGAAAAAATGAATGCTTCACATTTGTATGACTTAGATACTTTAAAAATTTTATTTGGTCCTTTCAGTGTCGGCGAGTGGCACCATGCGTTAGAGAAAATAAACTTACGCGACAGAGCATATTTGTTACGACTGTCTATGAATAGTGATGATATTACTCAAAAACCAAGAATAAAAATTTCAACAATTCATGCTGCAAAAGGCGGCGAATGTGATAATGTATTACTAACAACGGACATGAACATAAAGACATACAGCTCATATCAGAAAGATTCTGACGACGAACAACGCGTCTTCTATGTTGGTGCAACTAGAGCGAAAGAAGAACTACATGTATTACTTCCACAAACTAATATGTATTTTAGGTTAGCATTATGAATTGTTTGCAGTGCGGAGAAAAATTAAATTTTTTAGAGGAACAAGAAACAGACGAAACGTACCATCATAATACTCTAACAGTTCTTTATTGTGGCGTGTGCGAGTCCATGGTCTTGTGCTACCACAACCATAAGCCTAGTCTTCGATCTATTAACTAAATTCATAGGAGAATAAGAAATGAAAAAGAAACACGATCCGGTAAACTATCCATCACATTATAACAAAGGCGGTATTGGTTGCATTGATGCAATTGCAGCATGCCAAGGAGACGGGTTTAAATTTTATTTACAAGGCTCCGCTATAAAATATTTATGGCGCCACGAGCATAAAGGAAAACCAATAGAAGATTTAGATAAAGCTATTTGGTTTATAAATAAATTAAAGGAGCAATATGAATAAATTTGTATACAACGCACCTACCGAGTGGTCACCTAAAGAATATTTTCCCGATTTGTCTAACGAAAAATTAGTAGCGATTGACTTGGAGACGTGTGATACAAATTTGACTACGCATGGTTCTGGTTGGGCAACGAACAATGGTTATGTAACCGGGATTGCTGTCGCGACGGCAGATTGGGAAGGGTACTATCCGATTGCACACAACGGTGGCAACTTAGATAAGACAAAAGTTTTAGATTGGTTTAAAGGTGTAGCCAAACTTGATTGTGATAAAGTTTTTCATAATGCGTCGTACGATATTGGATGGCTTAGAAGTTTAGGGATAACGGTCAACGGCAAGGTGCACGATACCATGATCTCTAGTGCGTTAATTGATGAGAACAGATACTCATATACTTTAAATAGTTTAGCAAAAGAAAAACTAGGCAGGACTAAGAATGAAGATTTATTGGTTGCAGCAGCGAAAGAGTTTGGTGTTGACCCTAAAAAAGAAATGTACAAGTTGCCGTCTATGCATGTTGGAGAGTACGCAGAATACGATGCACGATTAACGTACGATCTTTATTTGTTAAACAAAGAAGAAATAGATAAGCAAGAGCTCCAAGACATTTACGATTTAGAAACAAGATTACAGCCTTGTTTGATTGATATGCGCGCTCACGGCGTGCGCGTAGACCTTGACCAAGCTGATATTGCAAAGAAACAACTGTCGGCTAGAGAAAAACAATTGATGTTAGAAATCAAGAAGATATGCGGCATTGACATAGAAATATGGGCCGCAGCATCTATTGCAAAAGCATTTGATAAATTAAAAATTACATACCCACGTACACCAAAGAGCAATGCACCAAGTTTTACTAAAAACTTTTTACTTAACCACGAACACGAGATTGCACAAAAAATTGTAGAGGCAAGAGAAATGAACAAGGCCAATACAACATTTATTGACACCATACTTCGGCACCAGCATAAGGGCAGAATACATTCAGAGATACATCAGATGAGAAGTGATGACGGCGGTACGGTCACTGGTCGATTTAGTTATTCGAATCCTAATCTGCAACAGATACCGGCACGTAACGAAGACATAAAGAAAATGATTCGTAGTTTGTTTATACCAGAAGACGGTATGCAATGGGGTACATTTGATTACTCGCAACAGGAACCAAGATTGGTTGTGCATTATGCATATGCAGACGGTCTTGATGTACGGACAATTATCAACGGCTACCGGGAGGGCAAAGCTGACTTTCATAAAATGGTTGCAGAGATAGCGCAGATACCAAGAAGCCAAGCCAAGACAATTAATCTTGGATTGTTTTATGGTATGGGTAAAGGCAAGTTAATGAATGAGTTAGGTATTGGTAAAGAAGAGGCCGACGAAATAATAAGTATATACCAAAACAGAGTTCCGTTTGTTAAACAACTTACATACAATGTTATGGACAAATCATCTGCGCGCGGTGAGATTAAGACACTTTTGGGCCGGCACTGTCGTTTTCCATTTTATGAGCCCCGTGAGTTTGGTGTCAAAGGTTTTTATAAAACTAAAGAAGAAGCAATTTCTGCGTTGGGGCACGGTAATTATAAACGCGCGGGTACTTACAAAGCATTAAACAAACTAATACAAGGATCTGCTGCCGATCAGACAAAGAAAGCAATGGTGGACTTATACGAAGAGGATGGTATCATACCTCATATACAAGTGCATGACGAACTAAACATATCTGTTGAAAACAAAAAGCAGGCACTCAATATAAAAAATAAAATGGAAAATTGTGTAGAGTTAAACGTACCTAGTGTAGTTGATTATGCACTAGCTAGTAATTGGGGAGAAGCTAAGTGAACGAAAAAAATAATATTATTAACGTATCTATGTGTCCCGGCTGTCATAAGTTGACATCTATGAAACACATGAAAGGCAATAAATATTTTTGCAAGTTGTGTAAACAAAACTTTAAACAATATAAAAACGGTAAATTAATTTATATTCCTCTTACTGTAGCAGATGCTGTTGACAAAATAAAAGAACAGTTGTTGTTTGAATTTGAAGCAGACCCTCAAATGGATATTAATATGGACATATCTTTTGAGCCCGATTACGAAGATGATTTTGATAAAGAATAATTAAGATTTCTTTTTAAAATCTATCGCGTTAAATACCTCGCCAACAACAGTAGAAGGCCGGCCATTAGAATGATATGTTGCGCAAGACTTTAGTTCTTCAAAGGGAACGTCATTTTGTAATGCAACAGATATAATTCGCCCTATTTCAGTCAATATGTCGTGTTTTTCGGTGCCTACCTTGCCTCCACCATTAATCCAAACTTCTTTAACATTTTCATTTTCGAACGAAGTTGTTAGTCTGTAAGGCGTACCGCCCGAGTCTAGTATGTTAAATGCAAACGCAGGACGTCTATTTTGTAGTTCTTTTCTCATAAATACCTCTTTCTTTTTATGTAATAATATCAATATTTAGTTGACAGTCAATAGTAATATACTATATAAGGTAGGAGATTATAACATAATATGGAGGAATCTATATGGATAATAATTTATTGTCGGATTTTGTATCCGGCGTTGACTTTGAGACGACAAGATTACACGAAGAAAATAAGTTGCTTAAACAACACATAACACAGTTGGAAAATAAGCTGCGCACTCTCAATGTAATTTTTGAACAGGAAACTGGTCGCGAAGTTACACTATAAACTATGTAATATAAAGAAAGGTCAATACGATGCCAGACATCAGAAAATACTCGTCTGTTTCTCTCTCAAAAGCAGCATATAAAGAACTACAATTAGTGAAAGAACACCTGTCTACAGAGCTTGGAGTTACATTCTCGCTCGCTAAATTAATAGAACACCTAGCAAAAGACAAAGCAAAAGCACTAAAGTTAAATGGTCACGCAAAAAAATAAAGAACCGGTTTCGCTAATTACAGAAAGATATTCTTACAAAGATGTCAAACGTAAAACAGTTAATGGAAAACGTCACTACGAAGGTGAAGGCAAGTTTTTACCATCTGTTACAACTATTATTTCCGCAACAAAAACCAAGAAAGACAAAGAAGGTTTACAAAAGTGGCGCGATCGAGTTGGCGAAAAGACGGCAGAAGCGGTTAAAAACCAAGCGGCAGCCGTAGGGACAGCGATGCACAAATTCCTTGAGTGCCATATACAAGGAGTAGGCTACGATGATATTACTAACATCGGAGTTATTGGAAAGCGTATGGCAAAGCTCATTATTGAGCGTGGTTTGCCCTCCGTGGATGAATACTGGGGTACAGAAGTCCCCCTCTTCTACCCTACATTCTACGGAGGGACGGCTGATTGTACTGCAATTTGGGAAAATCAACCAGCAATTATTGATTTTAAGCAAACTAATAAACCTAAAAAAGACGAATGGATTGAAGACTATTATATTCAGCTGGCAGCGTATATGATGGCCCATGATGCGTTGTATAAAACTAAGATGGAAGCAGGCGTAATTCTCATGGCATCGCGTGGTATGACTTTACAAATGTTTACGATCAATGGTCAACGGCTGGATGACTACAAATATAAATGGTTAAAACGATGCGAGAGGTATTACAATGACTAATAAACCAAAAAAACCTTTATTTGGCGACTATACAAGGTGGACAACAAAAGAAGTTGTTACTAAATTAAATAAATTTTGTGAGTCTGAGGAAGGCGCTAATGCAAAAGTATCTTTGGCTGTGCCTTTAGGATTTGCGGACGGGCAAACATCTTTTGATATAAAAAAAATAGATCTTGTTCCAAACTCAATTGTGGGCGCGCCAGAAAAATATAGGCTTATCATTGTGGTGCAATGATGTTTGATACTTTTATTAAGTTTATTGGTATTGTGTTGCTTACAGTAATATGTGTGCAGCAGACATATTACTTAAACGCAGACTGGTGCTCGAGCGAAATCGATGTGTTGCGCAAAAACGTTGCAGAGATACACACTGTTCTTGTAGGTAACCAAGAGGTAATAAATTAAATGGTTAAACGTAGTAAGTTCTATGATAGTGACCACGTTACTAAAAAAAGAATTAAGCGTCCTGGGCGACATTCGAAAAGCCCAAACAAGAAGTTTAGTAAAAAGAGATATAAAGGTCAAGGAAGGAGTAATTAATGACAAAAATGATTTTTACAGAAGAAGAATTATTAGAACTAAGAACGAACAAGGTCAACCATTTGTTGAAACAAGATTTGTCAGACAGCGCAAGACACATATGGTCTAAGCATGCGAAAGCATTGAAAGAAATGCGTTTAGAAAAGGCAAATAAAAGAATAGAGGCCCTTGCTCGACTGGGTGGCGCGTTTCTTAGTCATTAAAAATTAAAAAAAGATATTGACATAAGCATAAACAAGTATTATATAGGAAACAACGGCACATAATAGATTAATTACCTATTATGGTTTGTGTGGCGGAAAAACCTTTTAGTTAAGAGGTAACGCATGGTGAAGTGGAAATATGGGCGAATGCCTGAAAGAAACCGAGCTAGTTGAAGTAGCATATAATGTCAACTTGCATTAACTTGTGAAACATGTGGGTAAGTAAGATTCCCACCACAGATAGCTAAAACAGAAAGAAAGGAACAACAATGAAACCAGATGAATTAATAGATTTTGCTAACAGACTTAGCAACGAAGATGTGTGTCAGTTGATTCACATATTCAGTGATCGTATCAACGTATTTATAGGTTCTACGAACCAGATGCAGTTATCAGGAGACCTTAGTGTGGAGAACCCGGCCTGCCTTAACGGCGCATCTATACAGGTTAACCTAGAATACACTGATGGCAGCAGAACATTTTTAGAAACGTACGGCGATTGTCTACAAGAAACTAAGAGCGTACAGTAATATGTTTCAGGACACTAAAATATGCGTGACATGTGGTGAAGAGTTTCAAATACATCACATAGCACAAAAACACAAAAAATATTGTGGCTACAGGTGTGCGGACCATAAGTGGGCTGCTAAGCGGCGCGCCGAAAACCGGAAGCTAAAAAAGTGATTATAAAAAAGGGATTGCGGTCAACGGAAGAGAACGACAAAAAAGTTATTCTTAAATTAAAAAACGTTTCCAATCTTACTTGGGCCTACATTGCGGGATGGATGGACGGCGACGGGTGTATTTCAACTTTAAAAAATAAAGACGGTTACAATGATAGAAAAATACACATAAAACTTATTGATCGAGAAATTGTAGAATGGTTAGCTGATTTGTTTTGCGTTTCTTTTCGAGAAGCTAAGAAAGAAAATAGGCAAGATGGTTACAATCGTAAGACTGCATATGTATGTAGCGTAGGTGGTTTAAGGTCACGTTATATTTGCCAACAAATTTTGCCGTACTTAATTGAGAAAACAAAAAATGCAGAAAAATTTTTAAGGTCTTTTGAGAACTACTCCAGGAGCAATCAATTTTCTAAAAAAACAATTTACCTGCCTTCTTTTGAACAAGTTCCTTACATGGCACACACTGATGAAGAGTTTATGGCGTGGTTTACGGGGTACTGTGAGGCTGAAGGGGCATTTATGATCTGCAAAAGCGTTAAAAATAGGATTAATTCTAAAGGAGAGCACTACAAATACGTGGCACCTCCCGAAGTTAAGTTTGAAGTGGTCAATACTAACGAAAGTATTATGCGGTATTGTAAAACTAGACTGGAAAAACTAGGTTTTTTTGTACGGGACATAGGTGTTTCAAAAAGAAATTACGGTTTTTTTGGTAAAAAAGGCTCTAAAAATAGAAGACTTGTAAAACGAAAAGATTTGTTTAGACTGTTTTTGTCGAGTTCAAGCGCACAGCCCCTTTATCGAGCTATGTTGCCTTTTATGCGGTGCGAGCGGAAAATAAGCAAAGTCGAAAAATCTTTGGCTATTAAATATAGGACTAAAAAACGTCGAAAAAAGGTAAGTGTTGCTGACAGACCATTGTTAACGAACTACGTTACACAGCTTACGGACAACGAACAGTTGTATAAGGAGTATGAAATGAAATACAAAAAAATAAAATTGACTTGAGTAAGGTTAACACATTAACACAAACACATAAAAAGATAGTTAACATATTGAAATATATACATAATGTATGTGTTAGTTTTGTGTTAGTTTAGTATCATTTGTGTTAGTTTAAAGTGACATTTTACGATGAAAACATTGGTTTTTAATTTAAGAAAGTGAATTTTATTCTATGAGAGCTATATGGAATTAGTAATATCAGTCTGGTTCGTCTATGGAACATTCTATCTTGACTCCCCGATCCATACGGAGTTATATCTAACAAACAACTGTGAGGTAGCTTATGAACAAATTATTCAACAAAAAAGACTCGAAGTCAAAGACATCGACAACAGAAACTACGTTGGCTACATGTGCAATGTTGCCGAAAACAGTTAAAGTTGGTTGGAATACTCTTACATTTAATTTTGTAGAACCTTCTTTTCTTAAAGATAACGTAGATTGTTTCGGAGAATTTGTTTCTAAAGAATGTCGTATTGATATTCAAAAAGAACTTGAGGGAGACCAGCTTATTAATACAGTGCTTCACGAAATAATTCATGCGATCATATACAACAGCTCGCTTAACCAAGATGGCGGGCCACTTACTGATGACAAGCACGAAGAGCAAGTGACAAACAGTATGACTAACTGGCTTTTGAATGTTTTTTGGGATAACCCTTGGTTAATTGATCTTTTGAAGAAGAGGTCTTCTTAGACTCGTCTATCAACTCACCATCAACTATTTTCATCTCGCGCATAAGTTCCGCAATTTTTTCATCTAACTCATTTTCTGTTAGTTGATCTAATTTACCATGTTTAATTATTTTTTGTTCTACGTACAGTCCAGCAGCCTTACCTCTGGCTACCTCTGCCTGCACTGCTGCTGAATATGACCCTTCTTCCAAAGCCTTTTCTCTTATTTTTTGTAATTCTTTAAAATGTCTATGTATATCAACATCATATTTCTTCTGCACTTCTTCTCTAATTTGTCTAGCATAGTCTACAACTAAAGGAGAATATTTAGGATTTTGTAATCTAGATGCGTAATGTCTTGCATTACTTTCCGGGTAACCGGCGCGAATAGCAGCTTCTGTTGCTGTTATTTTACCTTCATTGTAAATTAACTCTTTGACAAAAATTATTTGTTTTTCGCTTAGTTTTCTCGGTACTCCCACGCTTGTGCCTTTCCGCTTGATGCTTGTGCCTTCAGAAACTTACGCTTGTGCCTTCCGCTTGGCGCTTGTGCCTTCAGTTTCAGCTTCTTTTTTCTCTGTTGCAAAATTATCACACAACCAACAAAAAAACAAGTACCGGTATTTTAAGCTTGACACAACATCTAGTATCTTTCTGAACTTCATACCTACTATATATAGTATGTTGATAAGTCTTGTCAAGTAGCATTTTATATTATTTTACTATTGACTTTTAAAACGAATAACTGTATAATAAACCTCATTATACAATAGGCGCGAATTAGTGCCTGTTTTTATAATATAGAAAGTAAAATTAAGAATACAAGAAAGATTTATAATTATGGGAAAATTAAAAGGGTGGGCTTATGATTTAGCGGAGCAAACTATAAGCGATACAATAGAAAAAATAATTAAGTATGAGCTTAATTTTGAAGAGGCCACAAAACAATTAAGAGAAGACAACAAAGTAAGCGCCTTTTTTTCAAACGAAGAAATTAATATGATTGTTGGCCATGAATTAAGAAAAGAAATAGATTATGGGGGCACAAGTGAGCACTAAATTAGAACAAACAATATTTAAAGATTTGACAAAGAATAAT